CACTATGAATGGTGTAACCAATCGGTTTACACGTTTGAATGTTGTGAATGTGGATGGGCCATTTGAACCATCTGATGATTGTCCAGCAGTTATGTTGGTAAAGGGTAATTTGCCTGGCACTGCAAAGATTGTTCCAGTGGATGAACTTGAGAAAGGTTCTTGGACTATGTTCGGTGGTAACTATGCCGCAACTTCTGATTCACGTTTCAGTGAAGCAGTCGAAAAGATTGTTGGTGGACGGTTCTATGGTGCAGTTCCAGTTCATGATCGAGTTGAAAAATAATTGAAAAAAAGTGTTGACTTGTTCTGAAAACAATGATACTATGCTAATACAAGATGAGAAATGAGGTGATATTATGAAATTGGTTATTGAAATGCAAGACGAAGAGAACTACGCCGCTCATGGTGGGTTCACTGGTGAATATCGTTGGAAGTATAAAATCGGTTCTACCTATGTTATCAACAACGTTGACAACAATGAACTTGATGCAATAGTCAAGGAAGTTGAACCTTTCATTTCTGAGGACAACGATTACTTTAAGTCCTACATTGCGACTTGGTATGTTCTTGGTGATGATGAGGACACTGAGTATGTCAAAGACCAGAAAGAGTATGGTGGTGGTTGGGATACCATCTATCTCCCAACAGAGTTGAAACAGAACTCTAAGGGAACTTGGTTCGCCAAGCGTGGTTATCTTTGTGGTTCTGCTGCTAAGGACATTCCAGAGTATGCCCATCTTGTTGGTGAGTTTTGTGGTTGGGTTGACAACCTAGAAACTGGTGAATGTGTTATGGAAATTCGGGGTGAGAAACGCATCCCTAAAGTGAAGGAGGCCGCATAATGGTTGATGTTTTAAATGATATTGAGATTCTGGAAAATCTTCTTATCGCTATGGATGAGGGTGCATCTGATGAAAAACGGATGGCACTCTGGGCAGTAGAACGGTTGGTTGCTGAAAAGAAAGCAATCATTGATAATTTTGAAAAGGAGTGTGCTGATGATACGCAAGAAGCAATTGCAGCGTGAACGTGTTGTTGATTTAACAGGCCCACAAGGAAATGCATTTTATTTGTTGGGGTTAGCAGGAACACTAAGTAAGCAGTTGGGACTCAATGCTGACAAAATAACTAATGAGATGAAGTCTAGTGACTATGAGGCATTGTTGAAAACATTTGATAAATACTTTGGAGATTATGTAATCCTAGAGAGGTAATCTAATGACTGCACTAGAACACGCCTTATTGGCGACATTTATTCTTTATCTATTCCATAAGTGGGGAGAGATTAAGGGACGTAGGGAAAGAGTGGAATCTGTAATTGAGAACACTCTAGATTCTTTGGAGAGTAACGGCTTCATAATTACTGAAACAAATGCTGCCGGCGAAAAAGAATTGATAAAAGTTCAAAAAAGGGGTTGACAAACCTTTAAAAATTTGTTAGTATTATATGTTTGGTGAGAGAAGGAGAAAATAAATTATGATATATGAGACTCTAGAAGATGCAATTGCGGCCGCAAAAGAGTTCGCAGAAGCATTAGAGACCATTGTGAAAATCACTAAGACAGAGGGTGGGTATGAACTCTTTGGTAACGGTGAAGTAGTAGAAACCATTAAGTAAAGGAATTGAATGAAAACTTATGTAATTGGTGTCGTCCTTGCGACTCTAGTAGCAACACCGGCACTCGCAGAAAAAGCTCGTGTAACAAATGTATTTGACGTTACACAGACAGTAACAAAAAAGATACCCAACACTGAAACTATTTGTAGTGTTGTAGAAGTTCCAATTTATGGACAGAAGAAATTTAACCAAGGTGATGCAATTGTCGGTGGACTAATTGGTGGTATCCTTGGAAACCAGATTGGTAAAGGTGGTGGTAAAGAAGCCGCAACTGGTGTTGGTGCCATGGCAGGTGCTATCATTGGTGGAACAAACGGTGGCAAACAAGAGATTGTTGGTTATCGTCAAGAGGAGCGTTGTAAGAATCAAACAACATATTCATATGAGACTCAAGAAGTTTACTCTCATAGTGTTGTAGAGTTTCAACATAATGGACGCACCTATAAACTTAAATTCCAAAAATAGGTTGACAGGGTAGCCTGTTTCGGTTATTATGGTTCTGTAAGTTATACAGAGGAGTTTTGAAATTGACTACTTTAATTTCTAGTTGAGTTATCCGCCCCTAGCTCAACTGGATAGAGCAACGGCCTTCTAAGCCGTAGGTTACAGGTTCGAGTCCTGTGGGGCGGGCCAATACAATGAAATGAGGAGTGAATGAGAAAATATAATAAGTATAATAAAGAAACAGAAAAAGATGGACTCAAAGTTACTGTTAGAGATGGTAACGTTGAAAAAGCAATCAGAGTTCTAAAGAAGAAGGTAATGCAAGCAGGCATTTTCCAAGAACTCAGAGAGCGACAGTTCTACGAATCGAAAGGAACGAAACGTAGGAAAGCAAAGGCTGCTTCAATTAGACGATATAAACGTAAGATGCAGAAGCAGAAAGATGAACTTGGTTACTAATAGTATGGTGAAATTATGGCAAACCGCAAGAGAGTTGAAACAGACTCATCTATTCCAAAACAACGTAAACGTAGAAAACCTATGTCTGCCGAACAAAAGGCAGCCGCGGCAGAACGATTGCGTGTTGCCAGAGAAAAGCGTCTAAAGGAAAATCCCCCCGAATATAAATCTATACACCCCTCTGTGTTAGAGCGTGGAGAGGATGACCCTTGGCACCATCTAAAAATAAAACAATGGATTAAAACTCAAAAGAGTTTACTTGCGGCAGAACGTGCAAACAAACGTGCGAATGTCAAAGGTGCAATTGCAAAGGTAGCGTCTATCGAAGGTTACATTCGTAATCTAGAAACCTACCTAAGAACTGGAACTTATTTGGATTTGTTTTGGGGTGAGTATCAACAGAACAAATGCAAGTCAGTTTGCTTGGTGATGGCCTACTACCCAGACGGCACACCCAAAAGGAATGTTGGAACATATTATCCAGACCTTGGTTGTGAATGGACAAGAGAAATGGATGAAGAATATGGCAGACGGTAAGGTTATCCAGTTCCCCAAAAAAGGAAAACCACAAAAAGAGATTATTATTGACAACACCGATATGGAGTTGCGTGAGTCTTTGATGTTTGCAGACCATCTAACTGAAGGTCTGGTTATAAACTTGATTCACAATCTTGGTGAAAATGGAATAACAACAAACAACCCAAATTTTATTAAGGACATTGGCTTCTTAATTGAATTGGTAAAATCGACAATATATAGAGACATGGAAATTGACCATCCTATGCAAGATTTTATCGACTTGTTTGTTTCGACAACAAAAGAAGATGGACAGTTGGTAACTAGACTTGACATTGATTTGATGGAAGAAGTAGTTGAACAACTATTAAAAGAATAACGCCGGCGTGGCTCAACGGTAGAGCAACTGATTTGTAATCAGTAGGTTGGAGGTTCGATTCCTTTCGCCGGCACCATTATTAGGTAGTAAAGATGGAAGTAAAACATTTATTCTCAGACTTCATGGTAGAAGAGAAGTTGGATATTGACCATGATGCAATCTCTGATTACATCTACAAACAGAAAGAGACTGCTCAAGGGGAGAGTATCTACTTCAATGGGACAGAAGATGTTATGAAACCATTCTTTACTGAGGCACAAAAACGAATTGATGTGTTACACACAAAGTTAGGGTTGACATATAAACTTAAACATAAAATTTATCAGGCGTGGGCGAATATCAATAGCAACGAACATATAACATCACCACACTCACATATGGAAAGGCCGTATGCAATTATATCTGGTGTATATTATCCCAAGGCAAAGAAGGGATGTATGCCGATTGAGTTTTTGAATAACAATAGTGCAGTAGAGTCTGTATTCTATTATGATGTTATTGAACAGTGGACAGAGTTTAATCGTTCAGTTGCAAGTATTCACCCAGAGACAGGGGCGATGATTCTGTTCCCCTCGTGGTTGAAGCACTATGTTGCTCTTACAGGGGAAAGTGATGACGATAGAATTTCTCTAGCCTTCAATGCAGAAATGGTTCCAGATTAATGCGGGCATCGTATAATGGTATTACCTCAGCCTTCCAAGCTGATGACAGGGGTTCGATTCCCCTTGCCCGCTCCAAAATCTATTGACAACTGGTTTTAAATAGTTTACTATATAATACTGGAAAATATAGGATGAATATAATATGATACTTGTTGATATGAACCAAGTCACCATCAGTAATCTGATGATGCAAATTGGTTCTCGTAGACAGAATGACGTAGATGAAGACTTAGTTCGTCATATGGTTCTGAACTCGCTTCGTGCATATCGAGGCAAGTTTACAGAAGAGTATGGTGAACTGGTTCTATGTTATGATAGCAAAAAATATTGGAGAAGAGATTTCTTCCCAAACTATAAGGGCAATCGTAAAAAGGACAGAGAAAAGTCTGGACTTGATTGGCCTTTGATCTTTGATACTCTGAATAACATTCGTGACGAAATCAGAGAAACCTTCCCATACAAAGTTATTGAAGTAGAAGGTGCAGAGGCAGATGACTGCATTGCATCTATAGTTCAACACATTGCTGAGACTCCATTTGAGTTTGAGAAGGTTCTTATTTTGTCTGGTGATAAGGACTTTATCCAATTACAAAAACATAGTTTTGTAAAACAATATAGTCCTGTTTTGAAGAAGTTTGTCAATGGACAAGACCCGACACTATATATTAAGGAACATATATTGAAGGGTGATAGAAGTGATGGTATTCCTAACTTTCTTTCGCCTGACAATACTTTTATGGATGAGTTGCGTCAGAAACCTCTTGCAAAGAAAAAGATTGATAGCTGGATTGACCAAGACCCTCAAGATTTTTGTAATGAAGAGATGATGCGTAATTATCAAAGAAACAAAACATTGATTGATTTGGAGTGTATTCCAAGTGACTTGAAGGAAAAGATTCTGGTAGAATATCAGAATCCCCCAAAAGGTGACAGAAGCAAACTACTAAATTATTTCATACAAAAGAGATTGAGAAATCTCATGAATGATATCGGAGACTTTTAATATGGCACAAGATAACTATACCCCACTTCTTAGTGAGGTTCTAAGAAAGGTTCATAACGCAAAAACTAAAGATAAGAAGGTTGAACTTCTTAAACAGTATGATTGCGAACCACTACGAATGATTATCAAATCATCATTCGATCCAAAAATTGAATGGGCAATTCCAGAAGGGGATGTTCCGTTCAAAGCAAACGAAGCTGAAGAAGGGACAGAACACACAGTTCTACGCCGTGAGTCACGCAAGTTGTATCGTTTCATCAAAGGTGGTGATAATACAATTCCTGGCTTTAGACGTGAGAACCTGTTTATTCAAATGCTTGAAGGGTTGCATAAGTCAGAGGCAGATCTAGTTGTCGCTGCAAAAGACAAAAAACTGCACCAAGTATTTAAAGGACTATCTGCGGCAGTTGTAAAAGAAGCGTTCGATTGGAACGATGACTTTATGAGGAATGAATAAATGAAAGAAGGAGTATGCGTCCCTAATGTTGTTTTCAAAACAAGAATGGGTGACGAGGCACCAGAAGAGGGTGGATGCCCGATTGGTGGAGTTTGGGTAGATAGAACTACTAAAGATTTGTTTGGTGATAAGAGAGTAATCCTATTCTCTTTGCCAGGCGCATTTACCCCCACATGTTCAACATATCAATTGCCTGGCTTTGATGAGAACTATGAAGTTTTCAAAGCACACGGTATTGATGAGATTTACTGTATCTCAGTTAACGATTCATTTGTAATGAATGCGTGGGCAGAACATGTTGGTATTAAGAACGTTAAAGTAATCCCAGACGGTAATGGCGAGTTCACTCGTCAGATGGGTATGTTGGTTGAGAAGCAGAACCTTGGTTTTGGTATGCGTTCTTGGCGATATGCGGCAATCGTTAATAATGGGGTTATTGAAGAGTTTTGGGAAGAGCCAGGACGTTCAGATAACTTTGGAGAAGATCCATATGTAACAACAGACCCAGACACAGTGAAGACGTGGTTGGAGTCTACATTTAATAGGGGATAAACATGAGTTTTGATTTTGACTTCACTAAAGAACATCTACAGGAAATCATTTCTGCTGATGCAGATGATTGGTATGATGCACTATGTGAACTACTACCAAAATATGGTATTACAACAGAACGTAGAGTTGCACACTTTCTAAGTCAATGCGCTCACGAATCTGGTGGTTTTAAACGACTAGAAGAAAACCTAAACTATTCTGCAAAGGCACTACGTTCAGTCTTTGGACGTTACTTTGGAGAACCCCCAAAAGCAGACGCAGATGAATACGCTCGTAACCCAGAGATGATTGCTAATCGTGTATACAACGATGAGTATCGTAAGTATAAGATGGGTAACACTGAAGAAGGTGACGGTTGGCGTTTTCGTGGCCGTGGACTGAAGCAGTTGACAGGACGTGACAACTACACTCGTTTCGGTAAGTCAGTTGATATGACTGCTGAAGAAGCGGCAGAGTATGTTGCGACACCAGCTGGTGCGATTGAATCTGCATGTTGGTTTTGGGATGCAAACAATCTAAACGACATTGCTGACACAGATGATGTTGTGAAGATGACTAAGAAAATTAACGGTGGTAACATCGGACTAGAAGATCGTCAGAAGCGTTACAAACATGCACTACAAGTATTGGGTATGGATGCCGATGACCTTGGAACTGATGATGGTGACATTGAAGATATCATTGATGATATTGGTGTCCTACGCAAAGGTTGTAAGGGTGAAGGTGTCAAGTTGATGCAAGAAGCACTAGGTGTTAGTGCAGATGGCGACTTTGGCCCAGGCACAGAAAGTGTATTGAAAAAGTGGCAGTCTCAAAATGGACTTGTTGCAGACGGCATTGCCGGCCCTGCTACTTTTGCAAAATTATTTGACTAAAACTTATTGACTTTCAGTAACTTATGGGTTACTATAATAATACACGGTGAGGACAACACCTCTCTCTCAACTCTCTCTCAAAGTTGCCCCCACCGACTTATCCCCTATTCCCCACAAGGAATAGGGGATTTTTTTTGAAAAAAGTTCATAAGCCCTTGATTTTAAAGGATTTGTTTTCACAACAAAGCTATTGACAACCCCCCAAAAATAGGTTAGAATAGCTATGTAAGTTGAGAAAAGAAGGTGAAATATGAACGTAATTCAAGTCAACGGTGGTAACAAGTTCCAGAGGGAGATTGCCGAGAAGGTAATCGGTTTCTGTATCAAAGAACTATTGCCCCGTGTTCGGACTTTAGAGATTGTTGTCAACATCAAAAAGATCAAGGGTGATGCCGTTGGTTACTGTATGATGGAAGACACTAATCGTGAGTTTGAGATTGAAGTAAGCCGTGAACTAACCCTCAAGGATTTTATTACTACACTGACCCATGAGATGGTTCACGTTAAACAGTATGCTCGCAAAGAAATGGACGACCAAGGTATGCGTTGGAAAAAGGCGAAAGTCAAAGAAGGAACTAACTACTATGACTTACCTTGGGAAAAGGAAGCATACAAGATGCAAGACAAACTAGCACAAATGGTTTGGGATGCAGATATTTTATAAAATGCCCTTGACAATCTATTGACAAGGGTATACACTAGCTATGTTGAGAATGAAAAAGAGGAATATATTATGAATCAAGTTGCAGTAATCCACAGTGCTTTCGAAGACACACCTCGCACAGTTGCGTTTGTTAATGTTGGTGATCGTGAGGGAACTGAAGCACTAGAGTATGCGTATCGCCGCACTAATAACATTCAAGGTTCTTGGAGTAAAGGCCCTACCATCAAATGGGAAGGTAAAGAGATGCCTAACGAAGACTACTCTGAAGACGTTACAGTGATGGCAGAACTTCCAGTAGAAGACGGAATTGAGTATGGTTTACGTTCTACTTCAATGAATGACCAGATGTTGCTCGGTAACAAGAAGTATCGTGTTGCTGCGTTTGGTTTCAAGGAGATTGTATAATGAGTAACTTAGTGAATGAACAAATCAAAGAGTCTATTCTTGATGAAGTAGAGTCGATGACTATCTCTGATTTTCAGAATGCAGTAGACAAGTATGGTATATCTGGACAAACAGTCATTGATGAAATGGTAGAGAATTTAGTGGAAACCCTTTTTGAACAAAGGAGTGTGTAATGGTTTGGAGAGCGATTGACATGACAGAATATCAGTTTAATGTTGATGGCTACCAATATCGAACATGGATTGATGATGATGGTGATGTTCGTAAAATTTTTCATGAGTGTTACTTTGATGAAAAAGAAGTAAAGATGCCCAGTGAGTTTTACAACTTCACTCCCTATCACTATATGAATCCTAGTGAATTTAAAACATTTTTAGATATGAGAAAGGATGATAAATATGGGTGCAGTTAAGGATATGATGATGGACGTAGAAGATTTTGTATACGGCCATTATGATAAACAAGGACAGTTGACTGAAACGTTTCCTGTTATTGTTGCGAAAGCAAAAGAGAAATTTGGTGTCTCTTTTGGTGAATATGCAGAAGAGGTTCTGAGGGGCGCTGACGGTGAGTATGATATGCGTCAGGCCGAAGCAGAATATCTTGCAGAACAAACACTAACAAAAGATGGGATACCGTTTTGATTAGAGAACTTCTAATTTCTTTGGCGATTGCTACTTCTCCAGTGACTCCTAATGATGTGACAGATTCAGAAGTGGATCCGATTCTAATGGAGGCAAGTCTTTGTCTTGCAGATAACATCTATCATGAGGCAAGAGGACAAGGAACAGCAGGTTGGTTAGCAGTTGCCAATGTTACTATTAATCGTGTTAAGGATAGTCGTTATCCTAATACAGTGTGTGAGGTTGTTAAACAGGGCCCACATCGTCCAAGTTGGAAAGGCACTGGTGAGATGATTCCAGTTCGTCACCGTTGTCAGTTCAGTTGGTATTGTGATGGGCGTTCTGATGATATTGGGAACAATACACTATATTCTTTGATTTATGACTTGAGTTATAACATTGTTTATGGTAATATAGACTTTATTGATATCACTGATGGTGCAACTCACTATCACGCTGACTATGTGATGCCTGATTGGGCAAGAACCAAAACAAAGACGGTGGAGATTGAGGATCATATCTTTTATCGTTGGGAGTAAATTATGAATGTTTTTTATCTAGATTCGAACCCTGTGACTGCGGCAAGGATGCACAATGATAAACATGTGGTAAAGATGATTGTGGAGTATGCACAACTTATGTCTACTGCACATCGTGTATTGGACGGTGAACTCTATTATGGTTTGACTGCGAATGGACGTAAGATTAAACGGTGGCGGTTGAACAGTAACATGGAAGGTATTCTATACAAGGCTTCTCATGTGAATCATCCATCTGCAATCTGGGCTCGTTCTAGTAACAACAACTACAACTGGTTATATTGTTTGTTTACTGCACTGTGTGATGAATATACTCATCGTTACGGTAAGGTGCATGAGACTGATAGGAAATTGAGAGATGTTCTAAAAACACCTCCAATGAACATAGAGATTGGTTACAAGACACAACCCCCACAGGCAATGCCAGATGACGTAAAAGTTGAAGGCGACTCTTTGAGTGCTTATAAAAACTACTATATAAATTATAAGAGTGGTTTTAATAAATACACAAAAAGGGAAGTTCCAACATGGTTACAGAGCAGTATATGACTATGGAAGAAGTTTATAAAAAAGAGATTGCAGAAATGCAAAACGCAAATCATCAGTTGATGGTTCGTATTAAGGAATTGAATGAGGAAATCAATCAACTCCAAAAAAAATTAAATGAGAAAAAATAATGCCTACATATACATTTGAAGACACCAATACTGGTGACGTTTATGAAGTATCAATGTCCATTGCTGAAAGGGATGAGTTCGTTGAGGAAAACAAACATATGAAACAATTAATCACTGGAGCCCCTATGGTTGTCAGTGGTGTCAGTGGACACGGACAAATGAAGAATGATGCTGGTTGGAATGAGAATATGTCAAGGATTGCAGAAGCACATCCAGGCACTCCATTCGCAGACAGATATGGAAAACGTTCTACTAAAGAAATTAAAACAAGAGAAGCATTAAAGAAACACGGTGTAATATAATGGGAAAAGCAAAAGACGTAAGAATAGATAATATGGTCAAGATTAATCCCTTGACTGAAAATCAAAAGGCTGCATTTGAGGCATATAAAGATGGAAAGAACCTTTTCCTCTATGGTGCCGCAGGGACAGGTAAAACATTCATTTCACTCTATCTTGCACTGCAAGAGTGTTTGAGAAATGAAACTCCATACGATACAGTTTACCTAGTTCGTAGTGCAGTTCCAACTCGTGAGATTGGTTTCTTGCCAGGCGATGAGGAAGACAAGACGGCCCTGTTCCAAGTTCCATATCAGAACATGGTTAAGTTTATGTTCGAACAACCAAATGAGATGGCATTCAATAATCTATATGATAAACTCAAGAACCAAGGTAGTCTGTTCTTTTTGACTACATCATTCTTGCGTGGTATCACATTGGATAACGCAATCATCATTGTGGATGAGTGTCAGAACTTGAACTTCCATGAACTTGATTCGATAACAACTCGTGTAGGACAGGACTCTAAGATTATCTTCTGTGGAGACTTCATGCAAACAGACTTGCAGAAGCAATACGAAAAAGAGGGTATGAAAAAATTCATGGAAATCTTAGAACAGATGGATGCCTTTGAGAATATTGAATTCAACATTGGTGACATTGTTCGTTCTGGTTTTGTGAAGGAATACATCATCAATAAAATTAAAATGGGAGTCGGTTAATGGCGAAATATGCTCCACAGGCTTCTGTTCATGAGAGGATTCAAAAAAGAACTTCTATTGGACGTGGAAGACCTAAGATGAGTAGTATGAACAAATCTGTAAAACGTTCATATAAAAAGTATCGTGGACAAGGGTAAATCTATTGACACACCCTTGTAATGTTGATATAATATGTTAAAAATGTGAGGTGAAAAATGTTTAATCATATCGGAGTAGAACTCCCAGAAGTAAAGACAAAGAACGTCAATCGTAAGCGCTTCTATGTCACACCAGATGGTATCTATCCATCTATCACTACAGTTCTGAATGTTCGCAAACGTGAAGGACTTGCAGAGTGGCGTAAACGTGTAGGTGAGGATGTTGCAAACTATATTGCTCGCACTGCGGCAACTCGTGGAACCAAAGTTCACAAAATGTGTGAAGACTTCTTGAACAATGAAGAAGTAGTTCAAGACAATCGTGAGTTCTTGCCATGGTGTCTATTCCAACAGATGAAACCTGTCTTAGAACAGAAACTCAATAACATCTACGCCCAAGAGGCAGGATTGTGGAGCGATAAGTATAAGGTAGCAGGACGTGTAGACTGCATTGCAGAATGGGATGGTGTTCCATCAATTATTGACTTTAAGACTTCACGTTCTGAACGAAACGATGAGTATAACGAATCGTATTACATTCAGGCAGCTGCATATGCAGAGATGTTTGAAGAACGAACTGGAACTCCAATCGAACAGATTGTGATTCTGGTTGTAACTGAAGACGGACAAATTCAAGAGTTTGTGAAGAAGAAACATGAGTATCTTCCAATGCTTGTAGAAACCATTGAACAGTTTGTCTCTGAATGGGAACAAGAAAATGACGAACAAACTGGCGGTGATATTCAGTCTGGTTTTGCTTCTTCCAGTTAAGGTAAATGCACTAGATTCAGTAGGGAACATTGCAGGCAATTTTCCATGTTATGACTTTAT